CGTCTCGTAGATCTCCTTGTGCTCTTCGCCGTAGCGCTTGTACTCCATGCCGAACAGCGCATTCAAGCCGGGCAGGAGTTCCTTCAGTAGTTGGGCACGTGAAATTGCCATTTTAAGTTACTCCTTAGGCGATGTTGTAGCGATGGACGTTGAAGTTGATCTTCGCCAAGACTTCGGGGCTCTGAACCAACGCCAAGGTGCCCGACGCGGTGGTGTTAGCCGCCATCGTCAAGGTTTGGGAGGTAGCAGAGGAAACCGTAGCCGCAGTGCTCACAACACCAACCCATTGCAGTTGACCGTTGGCGGCAACCACTTGGAACATGTCCGTGCCCACAGGAATGACCTGACCGACCGTCAGACCCGAGACAACGATAGACGTCGTACCCGTGCCGCTGACATAGGTGCAAGAGGTCGCAACTTGCGTGTCCGGAACCAGACCCAGGATGCGGAAGCCCGCGTTAGCCGTGTTGGCAGACGCAGCCACGACACCGCCAGCAGAATTGCCGGTGGCCGTAGAGCCCGTGGTGGTGTTGGCAGCCATGTTCTGACCGACCAGAAGCTGCGATGCCGAAGCAATCGTAGGCGTTCCAGCAGCCGTCACCACAGCCATCTTGAAGACCGTATCAGGGTCGTCACACACAATCGCCCGAATGTCGCCTGCCAGGGTGTTGGCGGGGTAGTACTGGGAGAAGCGCTTTTGCTTGGTTACAACGTCGGTGTACGAGCAACCCAGGAAAACACCGACCGTAGTATTGGTGGTGTTGATCGGGGCCGTCGCAATGACGATGAAGCCAGAGGACAACGTTACCGGATCTCCGTAGAAAATCGCGGTGCCGTAGTTGTAGGCAATCGGGTACTCTCGGGTAGAACCTGAGAATACCTGACCACCGATGAGGTTTACGGGTTTGAAGCCGTAAGGTGCATCAATCGTGGGGTATCCCATCTGAGACTCCTAAATTAAGTACCGCGTCCAAACGACACCTCAGAGCGGCGCTCCTTGAACAGAGGCATCCGGGGATCGTTATCGCGCATGAAGTTGTTGTCCACCGACTGCATCTGTCCATCAGCTTGACGCTGAAAGTACGCGTTGCGTTGTTCAGTGAACTCCTTTGGGGTTTTGCAAAGCAGCAGCCCACCGACTTCAATGCTGTCCGGGAAGCGACCTGAGCCACCTCCTCCCAGTTGAATCTCGGGATGTTCGCTTGCTTTCACGGGCTCCCAGCCCTCGCGGAGCTTTGAAGAAACATTCATCGGGTCATTGGTCCCGAGCGTGCTGACACGAATCCAACGGAAAGCATACCCTTCTTCCGGGTTCGGATCGGGCAGGAGTTGAGGAGGCATCCATTGCTTGGGCCGTTCAGCCTTTGCGCGGGTGTCAAACTCACGGGGGATACGTTCAGCCATTTTGTTTCCTCATTTCTTCCGCAACCGCACGGGCGTACTGCTCATTGGTCAGTCCCAGCCGCTTGGCGATTTGAACTTGTGATTGCGTCAACACGATCTTTTTGGGCGCTGTGCTTCGCGTGGCGGGAGCTACAACTGCGGCTTTTTTGACCGGCTTTTCCGAGGAGAACGCATCTGGAAAAGTTTGGCGGATCTCGTTGTTGATCCGTTGGTAATACTCGTCGCTTGCTGGATCTACTCCGTTACTCACAAGTTCTTTGTCAATCTCTAGCGCTACTGCCCTCATCCTGTTGTTCGTCTCAAACCACGGATTGGCTTTTAACCACGCACGGGCTTTGTCGTCTACAGGAGGCGGCGCAACGCTTGGAGCGGGTTGTACCACAGGTTCTGTAGGCTTTGCAACTGCCTGAGTAACCGGGGGCTTGAAATTGTTTACCCGCTCTGCCTTGATCTTGGCAGTGGTAAGTTCTTCCTGAGCCGCGATGAATGCTTCAGTATCGCCAGCCTCATGTGCTGCTTTGAGCTTCTGCTTGGCCTGTTCAACCTCGTTGGCGACTACCTTCTTGGCTTGCTCAAGCAGTGCCTGCTGGCCTTGCCCGAGGCTGCCCTGAAGACGTTTGTTCTCCTCTACGAGGTTTTGGGCGAGGCGTAGCGCCTCTTCTCGCTCACGCAGTGCCGCTTCCTTGGCTCGACGCTCCTCGTGATACCCCTTGGAGAAGTGCTGGATGCGCTTCTTGACTCCTTCGGAGTACTGGGCAAGCTCGTCGTCAGTAAACTGGACGTAGGTGTTTTGTTCATAAGAACGTGCTTTGAGTACGCGTTCCATGTTCTGGAAGCGTTCCGCGAGGGTGTGCAACTGCTTTGCCATCTCGGTCAGTTCGTACCAAAAGAAGTCGTCCGTTACGCCCAAAAACTCGTTTTCGTCTGGCTTCATCGGCCACCCTTCTGGATTCCGCGAGGATCCTGCACTACCGCTTCAACGCTGTCGTCGTTGATGATGCGGAACTCCGTACCATGAATCTTCAGACGCGTGCCCGTATTCGGTCGGACCAAGACGAAATCGCCCAACTTGCATGAAGGCCCACTGGGAAAGCGCAGCGGATCTTTGTAGCAGTCGGGGCCCATTTTCATCACCCACAGCACCGGGCTCATCAACTCTTCGAAGTGCATGGTCTGGCCTGCTTTGACCAGCCCGCTTTCATACTCTTCTTCTGCTTTAGGGAGCGCACAGAGCAGGTGATACGTCACAGGATCAGGCACCTGACGGGCCTTTTCTGCATCAGTTTCGGGTAATACCGTGGTGTTTGCACCGTCACTCAGGAGGATTTCACTCATCGTCGTTTTCCATCTTTCGCACAAGGTCGGTGATAAAAACATGAGCGCGTAAAAGACCCTGGATTTCACCCGTCATGAACTTGTACTCGGAATAGTCTTTTGCCGAGCCTGAGATAAGCGCCTGTGCGATGGACTCACGACGCTCCTCAATTTCCTTAACAACCACGTCAAACGCAGTGGTAGCCATTTGTTACTCCTTTGCAGGCGCAGCGGTTTGCGCCTTCATTTGCTGTTGCACCGCTTGTTGTCGCATCTTCATCTGTTGCTGCTGAGCCTGATGGTTCAGCTTTTGACGATGTGTTTGCTCCTTCTGCTGTAACTCCTGCTGCGCCCGCATAGCCTTCAGGCGAGGGTCTTCACCCTGGTTTTTCTGGGCTTCAAGCTGCAAGCGCTGCGCCTCAAGCTGCAGCTTTTGCTGCGCGATCTGGAAGTCCATCTGGTCGTTCTGGGCCTTGCGCTGCACTTCGGCCTGCTTCAACTGAAGCTCCACCTGCTGCATCTGCAAGACGGGGTCCTGCGCCTGCTGCTGAGCTTGTTGTTGAGCCGCCATTGCTTGGTTCTGGACCATCGTGCGCTGTGCAGCGGCGGCAATTAGCGGAGCCAGGGCCTTCTCGTCTTCGGGGGCGATGGGCGCGTTGTCTTCCTCGTCCAGCGTGGGCAGGGGCACACCCAGGGCCATCTCGACCTGAGCCCGGTATGCGAACGCAGCGTGCTCTGCGATGTGCGCCATGAGCGCGGCCATCATCTGCTGCGCCATCGGGTTCTGACCCAGCGTGGCCGCAATCTTCGGATCTTGCATGAACGCCTGATGGGTTAGGAGGTGCGCCTCATGATCCTGATACGCGAACGCCTTGACGGGCTTGCCACGCAGCACGTTCATGTTCTCCGTCACAGGGTCCTGGGGTTTCTGGTCTTCAGGGATGGCAACCAACCGTTCAGCGTTCTTGATGCCCAACACCTCCAGCATCTGCCGATGCAACTGAGGCAGGTCGTAGATCTGCGGCGCACCTTGAGCCAATTGCAGTGCCGCTTGGTACTGCATGATCCGCTGCGCCATCGTGGCCGCGTTGGGGTCACTGACCGGGATCACCTCTACGAGGTCATAGTCAGACTGCTTGACCGACCGGTCTCCGCCTTCTGGCGTGTAGGAATAGTCTGCAGGTAGGAAGTCACGGATGATTCCTTTGAGGAGCTTGAACTCCATTCTCAGGCTGGCGTGCACGCGGGCCTGAACAGCCGACATCGTCTTGAGTTGGCGCTCCAAAATCGCCAGCGTGGTGCCCACCGGGGCCTGTGCGCTCATGTCGCTGACCTTCAGGTCTGCGATGGCAGCAAGGCGTCGGCCTTCCTCTGTGATGCGCTCCAGCAGGGCGGCAAGAACCTGACTGGGCTCCTTGTACGGCAGAGGCATGATGTTGTCCCTGACCGATCCACTGGGGATATCTACGTCCCTGAACTCGCCTGGAGCAATAGGAGTGTCGTCACCCTTAATCCGCAAACCTCGGCTCTTCAAACCACCGGGCAGGTTGGACAGGGTTCCAGCATCAACGAGTTGGCGAATGATGGAAGTGCCAGCGCGAGCATAACCACCAATAAGGTGGATATAACCCAAACCATAAGCACCAAAACCAGGAATGTAGGTGTATTGAACGAAGTGTTGTCGCTTGAGTTTTCGGTTGTCGTCTTCGTTCCAGTTTCTTCGGATTGCCAGAACCGTCTGAGTGCCCCTCTCAACCGTGACCACATACGGCAAAGGAACTTCATCTTCGTACCCCGGCATGTCCCAGTCTACGTGGATCTCAAGCACCTGATACCGATCATCATCGGTAAGGGTATACCCTTGTTCTTCCGCTTTTTTCTTCTCAATGTCAGTAAAGAACCTGACAGGTTCACCCAGTTCTACGTCTCTATAAAAGCCAGCAACCTGCAGTTTTTTAAGCTCGTTCTCCGTCTTGCGCATGATGTGGGTCACGCGCTCGGCTGTGTACACGTTCGACGCCCCGTAGGGCATGATCAGATCTTCAGCAGGGACGAATGGTGCAGCAGGCAGTTCTGTGCTCGGGTTGGGGTAGATCTTCTTGAACGCTGCACCTGACAGGCCCAGGGAGTACAGCATCCGCTCGTGCTCAGAGCGGTAGTCAATCATCTTCTCGGTCAGCATGTAGTTCATGTCATCGCGGACACGTTCTGCAGCTTCTTCCTTCAGACGATCAATGGCACCGATGATCTGCGTTTTCACCGGGCCTTGAGCCGGGAACGTCTCAGTGATCATCTCCGACTGGAACCTGATAGCAGCTTCGGTCAGCAGCGGGCTGTACACCCCACAGGCACCGTTCCAAGGCTCCGTGCGCTCTTCATACTTCATCCCCAGGACTTCCAAACCCTTGACGAACATCTCCGTCCAGTCTTTGCGACTGTTAATGTCTGCGTCTACCAGGGAGACAAGCTCTGAGGCCAGCGTCTGAAGCTCGCCATCGTCCATGTACTCCGCGAGGTTGGCACCGAAGTCCTCGGCAGTTTCTGGCTCTGACTCAAGGGTGATTTCTACGTCTCCGGTACGGAGGCTTACAGCCTCCGGGTTCTCGATCTCAATCTCGATGGCAGGCTCGTCGCCCATCATCAGGGGGTCCAGGGGCATGAGGGCTTGGTCGATATTCGTTGCCATGATGTTTTCTTTCAGTAATACGCCGCTCTACGTGAGCGGTTGAGGTATTCAGGGTCCCGGTAGTCCGTTGGCAGTCTGATGAACCCGCCCTGCCGATATCTCGCCAGCACCATTGATAGGCAGTCCACCATGTCGTCATGCGACCCGTAGGGGAACGCAACGGATTGCTCGATCACTTCCTCGGCCCAACGGCGTCCTTCAGGATACCAGACCATCCCTGAGCGCAGGATGTCAGACACGGCGTTCAGACGTGCAACCTTGTCCCCG